GCCGTGCCGAACATCGGCATGGGCGGATCAAGTTTGTCGAGGCTGAAGCGTTTCTCATAGCGGCAAATGCTTGGTTCCGATGCGGCCACATCTCGGATGTAGTCAATGTAGACCTGCACCGCACGGGCCATGTTGTCGTCAACCTTGTGGCCGTTATGCTCTTGGCCAATGAAGGCGAAGGCATCTTCATGTCCATTGACTAAGCAGAACTCACCAAATTCATGCGCAGCCGTACCAAGTTCGGCGTAAGGTGAACTCTCGTTAGGGAACGGAGCCTCGGCGTTGAGTGAACCGGGGCAGTTGATGCGGCGCTTTGCATTCGACGCGCCAAACTTAGCATGTGCTGTCATTTGCGGTACCTTTTTCCCTCTTTACCTTCTGCGTTGATTGGGCAGCCTTTCGCCCATGCCGGAACTCGTGTCATGATGTCAATCATTTCGTCAAGTGAACCAAAATTATCTGGCACTTCGCTAATGATTTCATCGTGTACGGACAGGATGACATTGTAGCCCTTGACTTCCAACGCCATCATGGCCGTGGCCATCATGTCGCGGGCGGTTGCTTGCACCACGTTCTCCGTCAATAGGCCACCCCAGATAATCTGAGACACCCACTGACGCGTCACACTATTCAGCGTATCGACTTGGGCTGTGTCGCGCATAGCCCCCCAAGGTGTCTCTCGCTGAATGATGCGCGGATTGTGGTACGTAAGCGACCGCCCGCTAGGTAATGCAAGCCCGACGGTCCCAACCCTGCCTGCTTGCTTCACCATATCTACAAAGTCTTGCTCGATGTCGCGCCAGTATTGCGCGATGCGGTTGTTCTTCTCACGGTAGACAGCCACGATGCGCTTGGCTTCGTCCTCGTCTACCTTTATGCCCATGCTGGCGCACTGTTCGGCGAAGCGTTTGCCCCCCATGCCGTAGCCGCAATTATGGACAATCAAAGGGCCAAGGTCAGTCAGGATCGTGAAGCGGTTCCTCGGCCCCGCGTAACTCACGTCGTAAACATGCGACTTCCGCACGCAAACGGTTGATTTCGTTCTGCATAGTTTCCGTTGTGCGGCGGTTAAACATATTTTCAGACCGCGTGATAAAGCGGAGATTGCCCGGCTGATAGCCCGCGTTGTTGTCGATGCGGTCCAGTTCCAGATGCGGTAAATCCCACCCATCAAGTGTGAGAAGGTAAGAGAGAAACGCCTTTCGGTCTCGTACCCATTCCGGGTATACCTTGATACCTCGTTCGCCGTAGTGTTTCCAGCCAGCGTTGCTTGGGTTCTCACAACGTTGAATGCACGAGGATATGCGGTTGAGTAACCGTTCGCGGTGAAAGTCATCGGGAACAATGCCTGCATAGCCGCGATATTTCTTCTGCGTAACGCCAGACTTACGCTTCGCGCAATAGTTGCAACGGGACGATTTACCGCGCAGGATATTGTGTCGATCAATGACGCCAATCCACCCGCAAGAGCATTCGCAGCGCGGATGCCATGCACGTTTGTGGTTAACCCACTCACGGATGGTAAGTTCACCAAAGACAGCGCCGACTTCAGCAGGGAATGGTTTGTATGGACCTTTTGCCACTCCTGCCACCCATGTTCCGTCAGTATTTCGTGGTCCGGCGTCGCACCGACCCCATTGACCCGATGAACTTCCTTGTGTCCCTGATACACTACCCCTTGATGTGTCACCCATTCTTCACCATCCCATACCCTGTCCTGTGTTGTTAGGTACAGAATAGGTTGCCATCCTCGTTCTGTCAAGACAAGAGTATCTTCCTCAAAACAACCAAGGATTGCCATCTTACCAACTTGGCGTTCGTCGTCGCTGATTGCGTCAACGGCTTTGTTGTAGATAGCCGATGCCATATCTTTGTACACGTCTCCCCCCTTTCGGAACGTCTCAACGAGATCGTTCTGCCCCGCCATCCATGCAAGAACGCGGGCCTCAATCGCCGAGTAGTCGGCAAACATAAGCCGATGGCCATCCTCGGCAATCAGCATCGACCGGAGCAAGTCAGAGGCGATGACGGTCCCTGCGCCATGCTCGGATACATCCTCATCCGCTTTGAGTTTGGCGATGATTGCATCTAACTCGTCTTGTTTCTTTTGCGGACGCGGAAAATTTTGGGGCTGGACGAGCTTCCCTGACCACCGCCCGGTTGCCGCACCATGATACATGAGGAGACCACGCATACGGTCGTCAGCGTCTGCCGCGTTAAGCATTGCATCGTACTTAGCGGTGCTGGACTTGGCTCCATCTTGGCGTAGCTTCAGCACTTGCTTGATGATGGGGTGCAGCCCTTCGATGCTCAGCATCCGCGCCACTGTCTGCTTGTCCACTGAGGTGACGTTTAACTCATAGCCACGAAGCCACGCGGTTAAGTCCATTGCGTTCGTTGCTGCTTTGACTTGGCCGTTCGTAAGGCGCTTGATCTCTGCGTCGATATTCTCCGACGCGGAGTTAGCAAGTTTGCTAACCCGTTCAATCAGGTCGCGGTCAACCTTAACGCCCCGGTCGTTGATGCGTTGGTCAAGCTGATACAGACGACGCTCACTGTCAGGCATTTCGTTCAGTACTTCCGCGACGGACAGTTCCGTTCGCACGTCCTGTCGGCAATACGCGACAAGTGCATCGACCTTATCCTTCGTGTTCCACCATGTGTAGCTGCCGTCGGCGTTCACCTTACGCGGCCGTGCCATCCGGAGCATAAGGGCCGCGCCCGTCTTGTCCTTCTGTTCTTCAACGCCAAGGACCGCAGCCGCTTGACCAAGTGAACGGGGTAGCCCCATCGCGCTGGCCTGCGCCATCGTACAGCGCCATTGCTTGATGCGCGTAGCTGGCCACTGATAGCGGCTAACCATGATCTCGTTCCAGATTGTGCGTTCGAAGTTGGCGTTCCACGCCGAAAGCAACCCGCCCGCCATGATCCAATCTTCGAGATAGGTATCCCGTTCATCGCCCGGCTGCCATACCAGCACGTCGTCAGACCACGGGGCCTTGTATGCCATGCACCAGATGTCGGTCGATGGATCGGCGGCGTACTTATAGACGCCCGTCTTGCGAAGATCGACGGCGCTGCGCGTCTCGAAGTCGATTGATACGGTCATGCTCTTCCCTCTTTTTGGTCGGTGTCACGTTTGCTTTCCTCATAGCTGGCACAAGTCGCATGGTGTCGTCAACAAAAAAAAGTTCTTGCGTTCGATATTCAAACTGTGCCACCCAAGAAGGGCAACGAACAAATGAGGGAGATTATGTCGAAGAGTTTTACCCCGTGGCGGCCTGAAGAGGACGCTATTCTCACAGAACTTTACCATAAAAATCTGACGTACCCGCAGATTGCGGAGGTGATTGGCCGTTCTGCCGACGCCGTTGATACTCGGCGTAGGAAGATTGGGCTGAAGCGAGAGTTCGTTTCGCACAAATCGCCACCGCCAGATGATTTAAGGGAGATGGCAAGGACCATGAACGTAACGCAACTCGTTAAACATTACGGCCGGATCAGGTCGGTGGTCGTTCGTTGGATGGACGAACTTAAACTTACGGAGATCATCGTCAGTTCAAGCGGAAGGAAGAAAACCATTCCGGATAACTTCCGCACGATGGCCCCGACCATGACCTGCGCCGCACTCATGCGTCTATACGGCAGCGACCGCAGAACGGTTAAGGGTTGGCTTAGAGAAACAGGTATCGCCTCTATACCAAAGGCGGAATGGTACGCAAAAACAGATACGTTTGTTCCGGATGAAGTCAAGGGAGATGAGCCCGTTGCCCGGCGTGAGTTCTCCGGCCACACGAAACTGATTGCGGCTGAAGCAGCTAACTTCCTGCGCCGCACGCACCCGTCGGTCCATCGTGCGGATATAAAGATGTACGAGCAGTCGGCCCACACATGGGGCGACGTTAAGAATGTACCCTTTCGGGGCATCAATCAGTATTTTGTTTCAGGTAAAGGCATCATGTGGATCGACGATCTCATCGCCTACGCTGAAGCAAAAGGATTTAAAATCAAGGAGTTAATATAATGACACGACCTACAAAAACTACTGAACAAACACCGCCCACCGTCAACGAGAAGGAAGCGATCATTGCTTGGCTTCGCTCAGGTAAGATGAACATGTTCGAGCGCAACACGCGTTGGCTGGCGGATCGGATTGCAGAAGGAGATCATTTAAAATGATACGCCGCATCATCGACTGGCTCATAGAGCGCATGTTTAGAAACGAAAAGGATTGGGATCAATGAAACAGGTATTAGCAGCACAACTGGCCGAGTGGATACACGACAACACACGAGGCTACACCAGCCGGGATGGCAACAGAATAAAAATCGAAGGCCAGATTGATGCCTACGAACTTCTGCTATATGTCCAGTCGCTTATAAACGACAGAAGCACGAAGCAAATCTACGCAGACAATCAGGCTGCTTACACTGGCCGGAGTGTCGCCGAAAGGGTCTAGTAATGGACAAGATAAGATGGAAGGACGAAGAACAAACGGTTGAGTTTGTTCCAGTATTCGTAATCGGATTTGAAGAAGACTTTGAACGCGGCGTAGTAATGACAACCGCCGCCCACGCATTGTTGACCGAAGCCGAGCCGGAGTTTGCGCTCTACGCGATAGACGCAGCGATGGACATACTGCTCCAGAGACGAGACCAAATTGAAAAGAGGGAGTTGCACTAATGAAATTTAAAACGCTGTATGAGATTGGGTTCACCGATCTCGTGTCCGTTATCCCGCCGAACGCAGAGTTGTCGGCCATGTCTAAAATCCAAGCGGATCAGGCAGGCAAAGCACCCGGTCGGCAGAATGCGCAAGGCACATGGGGCGGGTACGCTTGGCAGGACTATGTGCCGACGCCGAATGACGTTGAGCGGTGGGACCGCAGCCATGCTAATATCGGCTTGAAGGCCAGCAAATATCCTGCGGTTGACATTGATGTTGTTAACGAGGGGCTGGCTAGGGTCATTGGCGATATGGCGGTGAAGGCATTGGGCAAAGCCCCGATGCGTATCGGTCGTTTCCCCAAGCGGTTGTTCATGTATCGCACCGATGAAAAGATCGGCCGGATGCAGGTGCGGTTCCGCGATGACCGTGGCGTCGAGCAGCTTGTAGAATTTCTGGGTGACGGGCAGCAGTACGTCATCGCCGGTATCCACCCTATCACTAAGGAGCCGTACAGTCTTGATGTGGACCTGACGCAACGTGGCCCGGCTGTGTTGAAGAAGGTTACGCGGGAAAAGATTGAGCGGTTCTTTGCGGATCTGACGGAGACGTTGGAGATGATGGGCTGCGAGATTATCCACGCGGATAAGACGGCACAGAAGGCAGTCGAACGCCAGTCGGTCGATCAAGTGTCGCTCACCGCGCCAAGCATTACGCATGTGGCCGCAGCGGTAGCCGCTATCCCAAACAAGACCGAGCATTTCCCAGACCGCGATGACTATATTCGCATGGGCTATGCCATCAAGGCGGCGTGTGGCCCAGACCATGAGCCGGACGCGTTCGAGATATTCGCATCTTGGGCCGAGCGTTGGGAAGACGGGGTTAACTCGCTCGATACTATCGAAGCGGACTTCGGCCGTATGCACCCGCCCTATGAGTTGGGTTGGGATTGGCTGGCCGGTAAGGCTGCGACCTTTGGCTACAAGCGCGAGGTCGATGAGTTCGATGTGACGGACTTTGACGATGACGACTTCGGCATGGTGGCGTCAGCAGGAGAAACGCCGATTGAGTATAGCGACATTGCTTTGGCGCAGCGCGTTGCTCGGTTACACGTTTCGGACATCCGATACGTTGTGGGCGGCATGGGCTGGGTCGCATGGGACGGCAACAAGTGGGCGAAGGACGTGGCGAACAAGCACCTGTCCATCGTCCGCAAGGTTTGCGCGAACGCGTCGGCCGAGGCGTTGCAGCACATTGACAGCCCGCAAAAGGGCGAGAGAATTGCTCAACGTGTGGCGTCATACAATGTGATCGCAAACGTGGCGAAGCTGGCAGCGGTTGAGCCGTCAATGCAGGCGACCACCGAGCAGCTAGACGCGGACATCTATATCCTCAACACCCGGTCGGGGATGGTGGACCTGAAGACAGGGGCGTTGCTGGCGCATGACCGTTCTCGCATGTGTACAAAATGCACATCGGTCGAGGCGGACTTCAGCAAGCCAGCCCCGCAATGGCAGGCGTTTCTGAATGAGGCGTGCAACGGTGACGCTGAGATGATCTCTTACCTTCAAAGGTTGGCTGGCTATTCCGCGACGGGTAGTACGAAGGAGCATGTCCTTGCCTTCGCCCACGGGTCCGGCGGCAATGGCAAAGGGACGTTCCTTGGAGCGATAGGCAATATCCTTGGCGATTATGCCACCGTGGCCAGTGCGGACGTATTCTTGGCGTCGAACAATCAGCGGCATCCCACAGAGTTGGCGTCGTTGATGGGTGCGAGGCTCGTTCACGCGCAGGAAATCGACCCGTCACGCAAGTGGGACGAAGCCAAGGTGAAGTCGTTGACTGGCGGGGACAAGATCAGTGCGCGGTTCATGCGTCAGGATTTGTTTGAGTTCAATCCGCAGTTCACGTTGGTCATTGCGGGCAACACCAAGCCAGAGATTACTAATGTTGATGACGCCATGCGGCGTCGTATGCACCTCATACCCTTCGACACCAAACCGGTTCGTAAGGACATGGACCTGCCCGACAAGCTGAAGGAAGAATACCCAGCCATCTTGGCGTGGATTATCGAGGGTGCAAAGGCATGGATGGCGGAGGGGTTGAACCCACCACAGGCCGTAATCCAAGCTACCGATGAGTATCTCGCAGGAGAGGACGCATTGGCCCGCTGGATCACGGAGCGTTGCGTGGCTGGCGTTGACAATGAGATGACTACCAACGAGGCGTTCAATGACTTCCGCGACTGGTGCAAGGATAACAACGAAGCCAAGGGCAAGGAATGGTCGCAGCGTAAGTTCAACGGAGAGATGAAGACGCATGGCTTTGAACCCACAAGGGACCGGGCGACACGAACGAAGCGTGTGTTCCGTGGTCTTGAACTTCTCATAGGCGATGAGGACTATATGGTCATCAACGCCATGATTGACGAAGGGTCGGAGGATTTCTTCGGCGTTCAGATTAACTTCAAGGCAGATGGGGAGGACATGTAATGTATGGGAATGATTTTATGCGGTATAAGGAAGTGAGAGATATGCTTAATGATATGGGGTATGATGGGACGGAGCCATTGCTTGTTAACGAGCAGACCGGACAGGTTCTACCGTTGAAGGTCGATGTGGTTAATAGCCCGCCGCATTATAAGGCCGGAGGCATCGAGGCTATCGAAGGGATCGAAGCGTCGATGGGTCCGGAGGCATATGCTGGCTACCTCAAGGGCAACATCATGAAATATATGTGGCGCTATGAGAGAAAAGGGAAGCCCGTTGAGGACTTGAAGAAGGCTCAATGGTATCTTGGTCGGCTCATCGCTGCGCAGGAAAAAGTGAGCAGCCAAGATTGAAACGCACACCTAAATGTTGGCGCTGTTGATTAAGAGGTTTACGTTAACGTAAAGCAGACTAAGGGGGCTTCGGCTCCCTTTTTTTAAATCCGTGCACGGTTTGAGATGGTTCGGGCCGGGTTGGTGCACGGTTTAGGGCCGGATAAAATGGCTGAAATCTAAGGATGTGCCGGAAGTGCCGGGTTTAAAAAAGTTAATCCGCTCTCACGACAGTAACAGTGTTAGAAGTGTCATATTACACTGTTACTTATTTATGGGGACTAATGGGCCGACAAACCCGGCACTCCGTGCACATTGGCGGAAATGCGTGGATAAACCCGGCCCTAAACCCGGCCCAAACCCGGCACGGATTTTTCAAACCGTGCACGGATGGCAGTTTTCCGTTAATCGTCGTCAAACACACCCGGCAAGTCGTCCGCATCGAGGTTATGTGAGCCGACTTGCTTTGGGGGTGTGATGTCTATGGTGATGTCTTGCTCGATCTGGTCATGGGCTTCATGTGGATTTGATGACGCCAAGTTTAGCTGGCGCAGTGCGTCAAGGTGGAGTTGGTTCACGTTGACTTGGACCGCTGCGGTCGGCTTGGCTTGGAACTTATCCGGAGCAGCAACACCCGCCAGCCATTTGCGCGTTTCAATCTTGAGCCTGTCAGCGTTGGCCGATGTGCTGTCCGAGGCGTCGGCAATGTCGAGGCACTCGTCCGCCCATTGATCGGCCGCGATTGTCCGGGCCTGCCGGAACCGCTCCTCTCTATCTGGGTCTTTGCGTATCCAATGATAGAGCGAGAGGTTGCTGATGTTCAGTTCACGGGCAAGGCCAGCCATTGTCAGGCCGGATGCAATCTTCTCCAACAAAACAGTCTCGCCAACCTTATCCAAGTTCGATGCAATCGTGCGTCGTTTAATATGTCCGGCCATCGTCTAAATCCTTTTCATGCTGTGTAACAAGCCGTGTTAAATATACCGCCAAGACTAGCGCCGTGGCAAATGCGGTGCAGGCGAAGGCGATTTGCCAGCCACCGCCCAACAGATAGAAGGGCAGCGCCACAATCCCCGCCACAAACGCTCCGGGGGCAAGCATAAGTGCGAATACATAGGGCATTCCCACCAGCCACCAGATAATAGAACGCCATGTCATAGCCTGTATGCCTCTATAAGCCCGTATAAAGCCCATAGAGAGGCATATAGGGTGATTGCTAGGTAACTATCCCGTTTGTAGCTAGGCACGCTCCAGACCCCTTAGAAACGTCTCTAAGAGGATAGAGACTGGAGCGGGCACAGACCGACCGCCTTGCTCATAGTATCGTATCGACCTTTCGGACAGCCCAATCTTGCGGGCGAGGTGGCCCTGCGTTAGGTTCAGCTTCTCGCGTGTTGCTTTAAATTCTTCACTTGTCATTTGCTTTGTTCCTTAATAGTATACGCACCTAATCCACGCCATCGCTGCGGCGGTGGTCCCCGCCACTTTCGGGTGGCGGGATTTTTATTCCTCATCTCTCAATGCTTTTTCAGCGTCCTCGATCAATTCGATGGGCGGGTAGCGCAAGTAAGACACATGGTCCTTGCCTATCACGCCAAGAAACTCCAGATATTCCATCAGGCGATAGGCTAAGGTTTCGCCCGCCCGTTCGATGTATCGTTCGGGCAGTGCCAGTTCGTCATCGTCATCATCGTCATCATAGAAAGTCATTTGCTTTGTTCCTTTTCACGTTCTGCGCGGCGTTCCGCGAGTGTCTTGCCATCTGGCCCGCGCAGCGGCCAAGCATCGTCTGACGATACGCGGTGGCTCCGGCCCATTGGTGCGGCTTGCGGTGGTATCTTAATCATTGATCAGGCCCCTTTCAAAAGTGATTTTAATTCGGCTTTGATTGCGCGGGCGGTTTCGCCTTTCCAAGATGTAGCGTTAGATAGGAAATAGCGGACAACGCTTTCGGCGTCGTCATAATAGTATTTGTCACGGATCGTTTGCAGGCTATGCATTGCGTCAAGATAAGGCACCGCGCCAAAATATGGCTTGGTCCAGTCGCGGCTAATATCGCGGGCAATAGCGTTTAGTGTACGGTCCATTTTATTCTCCCTTACTGTTGTTGGCATTAGCGCCATAAACGCCGCGCCCTATTGATCGGCGCGGCTAATATGGCGGTAACGATCAAGCTTCTATTTCGACGCCGTATACTTTCCAGCGCGGACCGTTTAGGGCGTGCACAATATTGCGCTTAATCCAATGGTAGCGCCACATAGCCTTGCTATATGTTAACCCTTCCCATGATAGCGTTTCGCCATTATCCAGATCGATATATGCGCGGAATAGATCGCTTGTTATTTGTTTAGTCATTATGCTTTCCCCTTATCCTACAACAAAGCCGGATTGATCGCGGCGTGCCTTGCCTTTAGCGTACAGCGCAACAACGACGCCCTTAGGATCTAAATGCCTTATGTCGGTGTCGTCTCCGTCCACAACTGGCAGGCCTAAAAACGTATCGCCATTGGCAAGCATAGCGTTAACGATCGCGCGATCGCGAAAAACAACGGCGATCCGCTCGCCATTAGCGACGGCTTTAGCGACATAGGGCGCATAATCTGCGACGCCGCTATAGCTAAACGTAAGATCATAATTAGCCGGTATATGCTTGCGATTAGCTATTTTCGTATAATCGTAAAATTGGATATCGGGCAAAGCTTGCATAATGTTAGCGTAGGAATAGCCGATAGCGACATTTTCCCAACGAACGTCGCTAGTACCGTTTAGACGCACAATAAGCTTATATCCTTGACGTTCGGCTTTAGCGCGCTCGCGGATCAATTCATTGTGCAATTGATGCATAAACAGATCGCGATATTGATTGAAGTATAGCGTTTTGCGTAGGCGCGAAAGCATAACATTAGACATAGCGCCGCGACCGGCGGTAAATAGGCAAGCTTTCTCACAACCGGCTGTTTTCGCCATAGCGCACAATTGCACGCCGCTTTGCATTGCTGGCATTAGATAAAGGATAGCCGTTTTGATGCCGTATTTTTCACCCTTCACAGTCTTAGCGTTTGTATCGATCCCTAAGAGCTTTTCCGGGAAGCGGCTAAACAACGATCGATTATGATCGTTGCCTAAGATCTGCAATTGGATATCCAGCGACAAGCCGGAAATGTCATAGGCAAGCGCCGCGTCACCGAACGGTTGGTTATAGGCGAACGGGTGATTAACTAAGTGCAACATTTTACTCTCCCTTATTATCGTTGCGGCTAGCAAATGCTAAACCGGCTAGCATGCTAGCGATCCATATGAACGCAAAAGCATTGAACGGAATATACTGTGATAGATCAAAAGACATTTGATATTCTCCCTTTTGGTATTGACGGTTCATGAATAGGAACAACGTGCCGGTCCAGTCAATAACAAAATGCAACTCAATTGAAAACAATTGTCAACAATTTAATCACACTACAGTGTGAATTGCCTCGCCCTATAATATAATAGAGCAGGAACGGTGTGCCGCTTTATGGTGGTGGATAGAGAGCGCCGCGCTTCGTTTCTTGTGTGCCTCCGAAGCCATTTGGTCAAGAACTAATACACTGTTACAGTCTGTAACCCGCAGAAATGCGTGCCTTTTCACCTATAGGGGGGAGGGGGTGCTTTCAAAATACCCCCCCCCGCCCCCGCCTTGCGCGGGGGGTACGTACGTATAACTAAACAGACATCGAGGTGTGGCCCCCACCCCCCTACACCCTTGTGTTTTCGATCCCCCATCCAAAAAAATTCCAAACTTTTTGCTTGCCAAACTGTAACAATAAATTGTAACAGCGATGCACAACAAAGAACGGGAGAAATACGTTGGCAGTTTTTGGATACACTCGCGTCTCAACTGAAGACCAGATTGAGAACACATCGCTCGACGATCAAGCACGCCAAATTCAAGGCATCGCGCTCACACATAATTTGGAACTGGAGCATATCTACGAAGAGCGCGGCGTTTCCGGCGGTGTCCCACTGCTACGCCGAGAAGAAGGCTGCAAGCTGGCGTTCCTCCGGCCGGGCGATACTGTTATCGTATCGAAGCTAGACCGTATGTTCCGCGATGCGCGGGACGCACTAAACGTCATCGCCGACTGGGAGACGGCCAACATCAACCTAATCATCAACGGCTATGGCAATGTTATGGACAAGGCCAACCCGAACGGCCGCTTCATGCTAGAGATCATGGCCGTCTTCTCCGGGGAGGAGCGCCGCCGTATCAGAGAACGTGTCACCGCCGGTAAGAGAGCGAAAAAGTCACAAGGTGGTTACGTCGGTGGCAAAGTGCCGTTCGGCTTTAAGAAGTCGGGAACAGGCCGCAAGGCCAAGCTGCACCCAGAACCAAACGCGCAGGACGCATTGATCACCATGAAAGCCGCACGCGTTAAAGGTCATAGCTACCGCGATATTGCTATTATCGTAGCAAAGCGTCATGGTATCACGGTCAGTCACCAAACAATCGCACGTGTAATCAGGGGAGATAAGAATGACGAAATCTGAACCAAACTTCTTTTTGGAGTTTTTGAAGAAGTACCGCGATGATCCCGTCGGGTTCGTGCGTGATATCCTAAGAACCAAACCAGACCCGTGGCAGATTGAGTTTCTCAAGGCGATTAGTTCTGGTGAGCGCCGTATCTCCGTTCGCTCAGGCCACGGTGTCGGTAAGTCTACAGCCGCAAGCTGGGCCATGCTGCATTACTTCCTGACGCGATACCCGGTGAAGGTGGTTGTGACAGCGCCAACATCCGCACAGTTGTTCGATGCGATGTTCGCGGAACTGAAGCGATGGGTGAATGAACTACCCGAAGTGCTGAAGGTTCTGATCGAAGTCAAGGCCGACCGTATTGAGTTGAAGGCCGCGTCCAGCGAAGCGTTTATCTCCGCCAGAACGAGCCGAGCAGAAACGCCGGAAGCATTGCAGGGTATTCACGCCGACAACGTTTTGCTCGTCGCCGACGAAGCGTCCGGTATTCCAGAGAGTGTGTACGAAGCTGCGTCCGGTTCTATGTCCGGCCACAACGCGACGACGCTTCTTCTTGGAAACCCAACGCGAAACACCGGATTGTTTTACGATACGCACAACCGGCTTAAGGGCGAATGGAAAACATTCCACGTTAGTTGCCTCGACAGCCCACGCGTGTCCGATGCGTTTGTTCGAGAGATGCAGTTACGGTACGGCGAAGATAGCCCGGCCTATCACGTCCGTGTCCTTGGTAATTTCCCGCCGCGTGAAGAAGATACGGTTATTCCTGTCGAGTTGATTGATGGAGCCATGAACCGCGAGATCAAGATTGCCAAGAACACCAAAAGCGTATGGGGCTTAGACGTTGCGCGTATGGGGTCGGATGCTTCGGCGTTAGCCAAGCGGCGCGGCCCGGTTGTCGAAGAGATACAGACTTGGAAAGGTCTGGACTTGATGCAGTTAACCGGCGCAGTCGTAGCTGAGTTCGAAGCGTTAACGCCATCGGAACAGCCAGTCGAGATATTGGTTGATAGTATCGGGCTGGGGGCAGGTGTCCTTGACCGTCTGCGCGAACTGGGCTTGCCAGCGCGAGGGATCAACGTGGCTGAAAGTCCCGCGATGAAAGGGACTTACGCCAACCTACGCGCCGAGTTGTGGTTTAAGTGTAAGGGGTGGCTGGCGAACCGTGACGTGAAGATACCGAAGGACGAACAGTTATTCGCCGAGTTGGCGTCGCCGCGCTACACCTTTACCTCGTCGGGTAAGATGCAGGTGGAGAGTAAGGAGAGCATGAAGAAGCGCGGACTTCCATCGCCAGATAAAGCAGACGCCCTGTGCCTGTGTCTTGCCACCGATATATCAACAATCATGCACGGATATTCGATGGCGAATAAGTCGGGAGCCTTACGACGCAATATTAAAGGCGTAGTTTGACATAAATAAATGATGTGATATATTTGTCTTGCCCGGCAGGTTTTCCTCTCCCTCTCCTGTCGGGCATAACGGGTGACTAGGGGTGTGCGCGGCAATGCCGGTAATAGCGACGAAACGACTTTACTCCATTCGTTTAGAACGCCGCCACCCCTCTTTTTTGCTTTTCTATAAATTATAAGCTATAGGTACTCAAAGGGAGCGTACTTGTGGAAACAAAGACTTGTCCGAAATGCGGTGAAGAAAGACCGATAGATAAATTCTATTCTTACCGCCGCGCCTGCAAGCCGTGCTTGATCGAAGACCAACGTCGCCTCGTATCCTCCCGTCCAGATTACTACCATGCTTGCAATCTCAAACGGCGGTACGGAATTAGTGTCGATGAGTATCAGACTATCATCGCCAATCAGAATTCTATTTGTCCTATTTGTGAGGTAGAAATACCTGACACATTAGCGTATAAGGGAAAACGACCGGTTGTCGTTGACCATAACCATGAGACAGGTGAGGTTCGCGGTATACTATGTTCGGGATGTAATTTGGTACTAGGCCACGCAAAAGAGAATACGACTATCCTTTACAAGGCCATCGTGTATCTGAGTGAACGTGGCGCGTACACGCCGAAAGGTAAACGATATGAAGAAACCTACTAAAGCCGACAAGAAAATGGCTAAGGTTATGGGCGAATTTAAGCGAGGCACTTTGCACGCTGGTGTAAATCCCAAAGGCCCAGCAAAGGCTCCCTTGGCTAAATCGCGCAAACAGGCTATAGCTATCGCCCTGTCCGAAGCTGGCAAATCAAAAAAGAAGTAAGGCTAAAATATGGCATATCGCAATAACCGTAAGCCGAGTAAGGCCGACATGGCTAAGAACCAAGGTATGTATCAGGACACCGGGGTTCCCAACGCCAACTCGGAAAACGACGACAGCGAAGATATGTCCGATGAAACTTCTATGGAACTTCCTGACGGTACAGAAGTTTCCATTGAAGAACCAGAGATGGAAGACGAGCAGGTAGAAGAGCCTGTATCTGAAGAAGAACTTCAGAACATTATCACCGCCGAGATTGACGACGCGCAGGATTACATCGACGATGTGATTTCGCCGGAGCGTGCGCTTGCGGGCCAGTACTATAAGGGCGAACCTTTCGGCAACGAAGAGGAAGGCCGGTCGCAGGCAATGTCTATGGATGTACGGGATACTGTACAGGCCATGATGCCGTCGATCATGAAAGTATTTTTCGCGGCGAACAACGTCGTCGAGTTCGCGCCGAACGGTCCGGAGGATATTGAGAGCGCGCAGCAAGCGACGGATTACGTCAACTACTGCCTGACACGCGATAACAACCTATTCAGCGAATGTTATTCCACATTCAAGGACGCCCTGATCCGCAAGAACGGTATCATGAAAGTTTGGTGGAATACCGAAAAAGATGTTACGACCCATTACTTTACGGGTTTGGACGAAGCGACATTCTCGGTCCTTCAGGCCGATGTCAATATCGAAGTTAAGGACGTAGAGATTACCTACGGCGAGACGATGGTCGAAACGCCTATGGGCATGATGGGCCAAACCCAGCCCGCGACCTACGACTGCACGGTTGTTCGTACAGTTGAGAAGGGCCGTCTGTGCGTTCAGTCCGTACCGCCCGAAGAGTTCCTGATTGACCGCCGTGCGCGTTCTATTGAAACCGCCGAATTCGTAGCCCACCGTCGTTATGTTACCGTATCCGATCTTGTGAAGATGGGCTATGATTTCGATGAGGTTGAAAACCTTGGCTTTGAAACGTTGGATGATTTTGGCGGCAACGAAGAAACCTTCGACCGTAACCCGCAAGCGTTTGTCCAAATCACCGGCCGCACAGATACGACATCGCGCAAAGTCCTCTACATTGAGGGCTATGTGTATGTTGATATGGACGGCGACGGGATCGCGGAACTTTGCCGCGTCTGCGTTGCTGGCACGGCCAACAAGATACTGCATTGGGAACCTTGCGACTTTATTCCGTTTGTAGACTTCTGTCCTGATCCAGAGCCGCACACATTCTTCGGTATGTCGATTGCCGACGTGACGATGGACATTCAGCTTATCAAATCGAATATCCTCCGCAACACGCTGGATAGTTTGGCTCAATCAATCCATCCACGTACGGGTGTTGTCGAAGGCCAAGTCAATCTCGAAGACGTGATGAACACCGAAGTTGGTGGTATTATCCGTATGCGCGCACCCGGTATGGTGCAGCCATTCACAATGCCGTTCGTCGGGCAGCAAGCATTTCCGATGTTGCAGTATATGGACGAACTGCGCGAGAACCGCACAGGTATTTCCAAAGCCGCGTCCGGCCTTGATGCAAACGCGCTTCAGTCCTCGACACGCGCTGCTGTCGCCGCCACGATTACTGCTGCGGCGCAACATATCGAACTGATCTGCCGTATCTTTGCTGAGACAGGCATGAAGGGTTTGTTCCGCAAGTCGATGCAGCTTATCGCCAAGAACCAAGATGCTCCACGCATGGTGCGTCTGCGCAATACGTTTGTGCCGATTGACCCGCGTGTGTGGGACACGAGCATGGATGTCGTCGTCAACGTCGCTATCGGTACTGGTAGCAACGAAGAGAAGATGGCGTTCTTAGGCCAAGTCGCTGCCAAGCAAGAGATGCTTATGCAGATGGGTGCGCCTCTGGTTGACATGCAGGGCTACTACAATACGCTGGCTCAGATGATGGCGCTAGCTGGCTACAAAGACCCAACTGTATTCTTCAAAGACCCCGCGATGATGCCACCTCCTCCACCGCCTGCACCACCGCAGCCGACACCGGAAGAGATGTTGTCTCAGGTTCAGATGGAAGCAATCCGCGCTGACATCCAGAAGAAGGCCGCCGAACTTGAGTTGCAGCGCGAAGAGATGCTGCGCAAGGACGACCGTGAGCGCGACAAACTCGACGCCGATATGATGATTAAGGCAGCCGAGATTGAAGCCAAGTACGGCGCGCAGGTCAACACGGCTAACATCGAAGCGTTGATGCAGCGTGACCGTGAGTTCCTGCGCCAGCAAGGTGAGATGGAACGTGCAGCGGTGCAGGCTCAACAGGCCGCGCAGAACGCACAGATGGCGCAAGCAGTTCAGCAAGCGCAAATGCCGATGCAACCTGAAATGCCACCAGAAGGTATGATGTAATGTTTGAAGATTATTACATGCCACAGTTTGATGCGGACTATTTCAATAGCCCGGCTTTTCAACGGGACATTGCGGCTGCGTTAGAACAATACTATCCACCTGTTGAGGCTCCTGTTGAGGCTCCTGTTGAGGCTCCTGTTGAGGCTCCTATAGCCGCTCCTGTTGAGGCTCCTGTCGCAGCGCCTCTTGCAGCGCCCGCGCCCGCACCTGCGGCGAATGCACCATTGACGCTTGAGCAGCTTGCGGCAGTAGTGTCACCCGGACGCGACCCGTCGCAGCGGGAACAGATCATCGCCTCGCAAAACCTAGTGCCAACGCCGTTTTCGATAAATAACTATCTTGAATTTGGAAACGGCCAAGGCGTAGCCGGAGGTGCTCCTACGACGACAGGGCTGTATGCAGGCCACAACTATACGCTGGTTGATAACAAGACTGGTACGCTACTCGCCCAAGGCAGCACACCTGAAGAAATCCAAAAAATACAGGAAATTGCGAACGACTTAAGTGCTACGCAAGGTAAGAACGCCGACTGGCGTTTGTATGATGCAAACCCCGAAACTGGCGTTACGAGTATGCACGAAAAGATGCCGGGTGCGTATCTAGACCTTTCCACCCCCGGTGATCCACGTGGGGTTGTGGTTGCGGGCGACATGCCGAACGACGTATTCAAAGATTTTGTCATACCTGCGCTTACCCCAATAGCACTCGCGGCGGGTGCATATTTTGGCGGGGGCGCTCTTCTCGGCCAAGCAGCCGGTGGCGGGGCAGCCGCTACTGGTGCAGGTGCGGCTACTGGCGCTACCACTGGCGGTGCTGCGGCTACTGGTGCTTTAGCCGCGCCAGCGGTGGCGGCAGCGGTCCCTGCCGCCGCCACGGCCGCTTCAACTGTAGCCCCAATTGTTGTTAGTGGAAGTGTTGCGGGGGGTTTAACCGCCGCGCAAACCGCTGCGCTTGCGGCAGGGCTTGCATCGGCTTACCCAGCGGCGTCAGTTTTGAGCAGCACGGGAACCGGCGCAAGTTCAAACGTCGTCAACGGCGTTGACCAAACTACAGGCAACATTGTCGTCAGCGGGACTAGGGCCGTGCCCGCAGTTCCAAATTACGGCGGCGTGCTGGCTGGCGTAACTACGCCTATCGCTACGGAGTTTCTACCAAAGAGCGTATTACCGGAACCCCTACCATCGGAACCTACACCCACAGAAACAACTCCTAAAGAAGAAATCGTGGTTACTGCGCCAAAGGCAGTAGCCGCCCCTGCACCAATTGCGGGCATTGAGACCGCAATTCCTGCGGCAATTGGTGGCGCGCTTACCGCAGCGCAAACGGCAGGCACAGCGCCTCCCGCTGAGAAGGGCGGCGTTCTCGGCACTAATCTAACCCTACCTCAACTCTTATCCATCGGCGGTATCGGAGCCGATCTTCTGAAAAACCTTTTGGCTGGCGGTGGCGACACCGGCCCAACAACGCCGTACGTATCCCCATTTGGTACAGGCACGGGCATAGGTTTAGGCACAGGTCGAGATATGCGCGCCAACCCGAACATCGCGGATTATGAGCGGTATGGTTTTGGTCCGGAAGCTATGTTCTTCCAGCCGGGGTACGGCCTTCTTAATTCTGCGGTTCCGGCCCCGGCTATCCCCCAAGCGCAGCCGATTATGGCAACTAACCCTAGATACGAGCCGTTGATATAATGGACCCTATTACAAAAGCTAACCACGCAAAGCGTCTTCTTGAGGATGACATTCTCAAGGAGGCATTTGCCGCAGTGGAAAAAGATATTTTTGAAGAGTGGCGTATGTCGGCACATACTGACTACAGCGGACGCTCTGACATGTTTCACACGCTCAAAGGACTTGAGCGGTTGAAAGCCCGCCTACAGGCAATTCTTGATGATGGCCTAGTCGCCAAATCAAGGAGTTAACATTTAATAGAGAAGGTGCTATATGACGGAACAAGTCGGCAACCCCAGTGCAGGGATCGGCCTCCACGAAGCAACACTAGCCATCGACCAACTGCTTGGCCCGGATGAGGACAACCAAGATCAGGACGAGGCGCAAGAGCCTGAAGAGGCTCAGGACGACGCGGAAGAAACTGAAGCCGAGAATTACTCGGAAGAAAATGAAGCCGAAGAGTCTGACCCGGATGAAGAGTACGACACAGAAGAGGTTATCGAACAGGAACTTCCTGACGATCTAGTCATCAAGGTAAAAGATGATGGCAAAGAAGTGGAAGTCACCCTTGACGAACTTCGGAAAGGTTATTCTCGTTATTCGGATTACACACGGAAAACTCAGGCATTAGCTGAAGAACGCAAGTCGTTCCACGGCGAAGCCGAAGCGATCCGTATGGAACGCGCTCAATACGCGGAACTGCTACCGGCGCTTAAAGCGCAACTTGAGGTACAGTCCGAAGCTGAGCCTGATTGGGACAATCTTTATAACGAAGACCCCATTGAGGCGGCGCGGTTGGAACGGCATTGGAATAAGTCTCGTCAGGAGCGAGCCGCTAAACTTCAGGCTATTAATACTGAACAGCAGCGGATTGCGGAAGAGATGAGCAAAGAGCAACAGCGGGCATTGGCTGACATTGTACAGTCAGAGCGCGCCAAACTCACCGACGTAATTCCTGAATGGAAAGACGAAGGCACAATGCAAAGCGAAGCTAAGGAACTTCGTGAATGGGCTTTGAACAACGGGTTTAGTGAACGCGACCTAAGCGCACTTGTCCAAGCCAGTCACGTGTCAATCCTTCGCAAAGCTATGATGTTTGATAAGGGTTCGAAGAAAGTGGAAAAAGTGAAGGCACAGCCAAGAAAGGTTGCCCGGATCGTTCGCCCCGGTTCTTCAGGTACTCAAGTCAATACGCGTTCCTCCGACGTAACGAAAGCGTCCCAGCGCCTTGCGCGTACGGGCCGTGTCGCAGATGCGGCGGCTCTCTTGGATAAACTCATTTAATAAGGATGTGAACTAATGGCTATTGTAGCAAATACTTTTACCCGGTACTCAGCTATCGGTATTCGTGAAGACTTGTCGAACGTTATCTATAACATCTCGCCAGAAGAAACTCCGTTCATTTCGAACATCGGTCGCGAGAGCGTCAAGAACACCTACTTCGAATGGCAGACCGACGCTTTGGCTGCGGCTTCGGCTTCTAACGCCGCACTCGAAGGTGACGACATTTCTTCGTTCACTGCTGTTAGCCCAACCGCTCGCGTTGGTAACTACACGCAGATCAGCACGAAGAACGTCGTAATCTCCGGTACGCTTGAAGCAGTCGATAAGGCTGGTCGTCGTAACGAAATGACCTATCAGCTTGCCAAGCTGGGTTCGGAACTGAAGCGCGACATGGAAGCCGCTCTTCTTGCCAACCAAGCATCGGTTGCTGGTAACACCACCACTGCACGTCGTACTGCTGGTCTGCCTGCATGGTTGACTTCGAACACCTCGTTCGGTTCAGGCGGTGCTAACCCAACTGTTGGCTCAACCCCAACTGCTGCTCGTACCGATGGTACGCAGCGTGCGTTCACAGAAGCACTTCTGAAGAACGTAATCCAGCAGGTCTGGACTTCGGGTGGCACGCCAAAGATGTTGATGGTTGGTCCTTTCAACAAGACCGCCGCTTCGGCATTCGCCGGTATCGCCACGAAGTTCCGTGACGTTCCTGCTGGCCAGCAGGCGCAGATCATCGGCGCAGCCGACGTTTATGTGTCTGACTTCGGTACGGTCAACATCGTTCCTAACCGCTTCCAGCGTGACCGTGATGCGTTCGTAGTCGATCCTGATTACGCATCGTTGGCCGTTCTTCGTCCAATCCAGAAAATGGACTTGGCGAAAACCGGCGACGCCGAGAAGGCTTTGCTCCTCGTTGAGTATGGTCTGAAGGTAAACAGCCAAGCCGCGCACGGTATCGTAGCCGACTTGACCACTTCGTAAGAAGGTCTATTTGGGTGAGGGGGCATAACGCCCCCTCATCTAACTATTGAGGGTTTTATGACTAAACGCCTTATCAACGACGATGCTTTCACAGGCGTCAAAACATTTTACGATTACGATGCCGAAAAGGACGAAGCGATCATCTCGAAAGAGCAAGACGTTTCGGCAATCATTGAGCAGAACAAGCGCGAATACTTAGACGCGCCGGAACGCTGGGGTGAATGGACAAAGGTTGGCAGCATCCCTATTTCAGTGTATTACGAACTAGAACGCCAAGGTATCACACAAGACCAAGAGGCGATGAAGAAGTGGTTGAACGATCCAGATAATCGTTACTTCCGCACAAGGCCGGGGACTGTCTAATGGCGATTACGACGTATTCAGAGTTGAGGACTGCAGTCGCCGATTGGCTCAACCGATCTGATCTGACGACTGCTATTCCAAACTTTATCTCGCTTGCTGAAGCGCAGATGAGCCGCCAAATCCGTCACCGTAAGATGGTGTCGCGGGCGACCGCAACTATGGATACGCCGTACTTTGCTGTTCCTGCTGACTGGAAAGAAACAATCCGGTTCCAGTTGAACACAAATCCTATTACTCCGCTGGTTTACGTCACGCCGGAACAGCTTCTTGAAGACAGCCAAAGCTACAGTTCCGCAGGCCAACCGATATTTTTCACAACCGTTGGTCAGCAATTTGAAGTTCTTCCGCAGCCCGACGGGTCTTACGACGCGGAACTTCTCTACTACGCCAAGTTGCCTGCATTGTCTGACGCAGCGCCGACCAATTGGCTTTTGACTGAAAGCCCAGACATCTACCTATACGGCACGCTGGCTCAGTCCGCGCCGTACTTAAAGGAAGATGAACGCACAGCCATCTGGACTTCTTTGTATGAGAAGATGGTAGAGGATATGCGCATCGCCGACGAGCGCGCTCGTATTGGTTCGTCTAAACTTAAACCCCGCATAAGGACATTCGGATGAGTTTCTCCAATTATCTTGAGAACAAGGTTCTCGGCCATGTGTTTGGTGCGGTTCCGTACACCGCGCCTGCTACTCTGTATGTCGGGTTGTACACGTCCGATCCGGGTGAGGCTAACACAGGGACGGAAGTCTCTGGCGGCTCTTACGCTCGGCAAACGATTGCGTTTACCGTCACGGCCAACCAAGCGTCCAATACGGCGGCTGTTGAATTTCCGACTGCGAGTGCATCATGGGGAACAGTAACCTACGCTGCAATCTTTGACGCTTCCACGGGCGGCAATATGCTTTCCTATGGTCCGTTGACCACGAGCAAGACGATTGCAAGCGGTGACGTTCTCCGTATTCCTGCGGGCGACTTCGACATCAATCTGGACTAAGTAGATGGCTGGCTACGGCAGCGGTCTATTCGGACGCGGTAATTACGGGATAGACCCTAAAGAGGCGTCTATCACCGTAAATGCTGCGTCTAGTGCTGCCGTCTCCGCGCAACGTATCCTGCTGGCCGCTGTCTCCGACACAGCCTCGTCCTCGACGACTGTCACCGCGCAGAAGATTAACCTTGCGGCAGTCACGGCCAACGCCACATCAAGCGCGTCTGTCACGGTTGACCGTGTCCAGAACGCTGCTGTGACTTCTACCGCAACGTCTAGCGTATCCGTGGCAGCAACCCGCGTTCAATTTGCTTCTTGCGTTTCAAACGCCACTGCAAGCGTAACTGTATCTCTGCAAGGCGTGTTCCTTGTCAAGATCACGACGAACGCAATCTCATCGACAAACGTGTCTGTAGTTCGCAAGACGCCGACATCTGTTGTCTGTAATGCCCAATCTAGCGTCACGATTAACGCCACAAAGAAGTGGGAGCCGGAGCCAATTACGCCGGAAACGTGGGATGCGGTAGCCGATACTTCGGAAAGTTGGACACCGATTGAAGTAATTGCAGAAACTTGGACACCGCAATCAATAACTAACGAGACATGGACGCCAATTTCTGATACAGCAGAAATATGGCAGCAAGCTGCGTGAGGACTTAAATGGCTGATACAACCACAACAAACCTTGGATTAACGAAACCTGAAGTCGGCGCATCCGCCGATACTTGGGGGACGAAACTCAATACGGACCTTGATACTATTGACGCGCTGTTCAAAGCAGACGGCACTGGCACGAGCGTTGGCGTTAACGTCGGCTCTGGTAAAGTCCTGACTGTAGCTGGCAGCATTACGGCCAATGGCGCGTCGATCAGCCCTACGGAACTTAGCTATCTGGACAACGTAACGTCGAATATCCAGACGCAGCTTAACACCAAAATCGACGGTACGATGACTGCCAACTATCTGGCGAAAGCCGCCGATAGCAATACGGTCAGCGCGTCTGTGGTATACGACAACGGCACGAACGTCGGGATCGGTACGAGTTCGCCAAGTACTAAATTCCAAGTCAACCAAACTGGGGGCAACTTTTTTGTAGGCGCGGCTTTCGCTAAGGTGGAAAACACTTCTGGAGCATCAGCAACTCTTGTTCTGGCCGATACTACAGACGAAGCATCAATTAAAAATATCGGTTCTGCGTTGGCCTTCAGCGGCAGTGGCACAGAACGTATGCGCATCGACGGCGTTGGCAACGTCGGGATTGGTACGAGTTCGCCTATTTCCGGTGGGTTTTTGACTGTTGGTAGCGGGAGCGGAAGTAGCACTGCGGTCCAGTACCTGAACGCAGGTTCAGGGGGTTCGGCCCTGCTTGGCAGGATTAGTGGTAACAACACTTGGTTTATAGGCGACACGGTCGCCGCTCTTGGCTCTGGTACGGGCATGCTGAATTTTATCTACGGGGCAAACCCGTGGATTGTTTATCTGAACAACGCAGAACGTATGCGCATCGACGCCAGCGGTAACGTACTAGCAGGTTTAACTTCCGCTTCTGGTTTGACTGCGGGCGGAGGCAGCATCGTCGCAAATGGCGTGCTTATGGCAAAGAACGCACTTAGCGACCATCAAACAAACGCTGGTGTTCTTCAATACACGGGTAACGTGACCACCATTCGGTCTTACGGCGCTACGGCCAGCAGTGGCGTAATTGCGTTTAACACGGGTGGCGGTGGCGGCTCAGCAGATGCAGAACGTATGCGCATCGACAGCAGCGGCAACGTCGGGATTGGTACGAGTTCGCCGGGTGCGAAGCTGGATGTTAATGGCGGAAACGCAAACACCGAAGTTCGCTTCAATTATGCAGATAACACTCCGGGACGCACCGTTACGTTGCGTATGGCAAGTACATCAAACGCTTCATACACTGGCGCTGGTGCGTATGTTCAGGGTATTCAAGGCGCGGGTGTTGATGTCCATAGCTTAGCGTTTGGAACCACTCAGGGCAGCACTTCCGCCACAGAACGTATGCGCATCGACAGCAGCGGCAACTTGCTGGTGGGGACGACGACATTCCCGAATGCCGGAGGGGTCGGGTTTGCGGTAGGCTTCAGCAGTGGGAACCCCTATCAAGAAACACGGGTAAACACCACGGCCTCATGGGGCCATCTGTCTTTCTTCAACCCGAACGGGGGCGTAGGGTCAATCTCAACAAGCGGTTCGCTTACTTCGTACAACGTCACCTCAGATGCCCGCCTAAAGCATGACATCGTTGACGCGCCAGATGCGGCCAATCTTATCGACGCAATCCAAGTCCGCAGCTTCAAGTGGAACGCGGACAACAGCGAACAACGCTATGGCTTCGTGGCTCAAGAACTGTTGGAAGTCGCACCAGAGGCAGTGCATCAACCAGAAGACCCTGACGCTACTATGGGCGTGGACTACTCCAAATTGGTCCCGATGCTGGTCAAGGAACTACAATCACTCCGCGCCCGCGTGGCCGAATTAGAAGGAAACTAAAATGGAAACCACTTGGAAAGTATCGCAGCTTGACTGCTACCCAGAGTATGAAGGTAACGCTGACATTGTATTCACCGTGCATTGGTCGGTTGCCGCACAGGACGGCGAGTTCTCTGGTTACAGCTACGGCTCACAAGCCCTGACGCTTGATCCAGAAGCGACCTTCACACCATTCGCCGACCTGACCGAAGCGCAGGTAATCGGATGGGTTCAATCTGCAATGGGCGAAGAAGCTGTTGCCGCAGTTGAGGCGAACCTTGCAACTCAGATTGAGAACGCCAAGAACCCCCCAGTTGTAAATCCACCTCTTCCTTGGGGCTAAAGGAAACGCACGATGGATATGTCATTCGGCATTGATACGCTTCTCACTGTTGTCGCTGGCATATTCGCCATCATTGGTGTGTGGACGCAGTTGAGCAATCGTCTCGCAATTCTCGAAACGAAACTTGAGTTTGGTGACGAGAAGTTCAACAGCATCGACAAGAAGTTCGATGAAGTCATGATGCACCTCCGCCGGATTGAAGACAAGTTGGACAATAAGGCAGATCGGTAATGGCTTTTAAACTAGGCCCACGTTCCTTGCTAAACCTTCGCGGCGTGCATCCAGATTTGGTGCGCGTCGTTAAGCGTGCGATTGGCATATCCAATATCGACTTTACGGTTATTGAGGGGACGCGTTCCATCTCCCGCCAAAAGGAACTGTTTGCCAAGGGTGCGACTAAGACAATGCGATCACGCCACATTCACGGTTTCGCGGTAGACATCGCGCCGTATGTAGCTGGAAGCATTCGTTGGGATTGGCCGCTCTTTGATAAGATTGAAGAGGCCATGAAGAAAGCAGCGCACCTAGAGAACGTGCCGGTCACGTGGGGTGGTGACTGGAAATCATTTAAGGATGGCCCGCATTGGGAACTTCCTCATGCTAAATATCCAGACCCGAAATGACGATTAAAGAACTAGAAGCCGCCCTGCTTGAACGTGTCCGTGTTTGGTGGCGACCAGTCACCTGTATCGGTATCGCTTGCGGTGTGATTGTCAACGCGGTAATGTTGCCCATACTAAACAGCCAGCCCATATCGCTTATGGATTTGGCGGCGACAATCACATCTTGTGCTACTATATTTGCGGTGAGGGAATGGGGAAAAATAAATGGTGCGGATTAATCCATTCATGGGTTATGTGGCGGCAGGCGCTCTTGCTATTGGCCTCACCGCCGGATGGAAGATCAAAGACTGGCAGTGCGATGCCGCGTATTCTGCGGTTCTGGAAAAAGCCGAGAAGCAACGCCAGCAAATGCAAGGACAAATAGATGAGGTTTCTACGCTTTACCAAGCCGAACGGGATAAAGCCGATGTGGTGGTCGCCGGAGAAAAGCAAACAATCCGCGAGATATATAAGACTTTGCCTGCTGTCCCTGCTAATTGCGCTCCTGACCCTCGTCTTATCGGGCTGCTCGAAGGCAGCGTCAATCGCGCCAATGCCGCAGCCGCCAGCGAACTTAGCAAGTAATTGCCCACTGCTTCCCACGCCGCCTGCTACGCTTATTGATCCAGAGCGGGCTATCTGGGAAGTTGAGATTATTGCCAAATATGGGGACTGCGCATTGCGTCACCGCCGAACAGTAGAAGCATGGGAAGAGGCTGTAAAAATCCCAAATAAGTGATATAAGAACTTTAGTCTTACGCACAGGTAATTAAATGGCGCTTATTCCAATCAGTATCCCGCCGGGTGTTTACCGCAACGGAACAGAACTTGATAGTTCTGGCCGGTGGTATGACGTGAACCTTGTGCGCTGGGTTGAAGGGATGATGCGTCCCGTCGGTGGCTGGCAAGAACGAACCACCACCGCTCTTAGCGGCAAAGCCCGTGGCATGATTGCGTGGCGCTCGAACAACAGCACTCGCTACATCTCCGTCGGGACGCACTCAAAGCTGTACGCTATCACGCAATCGTCTGTGATTGTGGACATTACTCCTGCTGGGTTTACGCCGGGCAATCCAAATGCGTCTGTTGGCGGAGGCTATGGCGTTGGTCTTTACAGCGCCGGATACTACGGTACGCCTCGTCCTGACGTTGGCGTTGTCACTCCGGCGACCACATGGACACTGGACACATGGGGCGAATATCTTGTCGGCTGTTCGAACTTTGATGGTAAGATTTATGAGTGGCAGTTGGACACCGCAACGCCGACACCCGCTGTTGTCGTAACAAACGCGCCGACATCTAACACCGGCGTTCTGGTAACGAACGAACGTTCGATGTTTGCTCTTGGTGCGTCCGGCAATCCACGTAAGATTGCGTGGTCCGATCTTGAGAACAACACTGTCTGGACGGCATCATCCACGAACCTTGCTGGCAGTCTTGAGTTGCAGACGGGTGGTAAAATTATCACAGCCAAACGCGTTCGTGGTCAAGTTCTCGTTCTTACAGACATTGACGCGCACATCGTATCTTATGTCGGCCAGCCATTTGTCTATACGTCTGAGTTTGCGGGTCGCGCTTGTGGTCTTGCTGGGCCGAACGCTATCGCCGTTCAGGATAACTTCGCGGTATGGATGGGTTCACGTGGCTTCTATATGTACGACGGCTACGTTAAGGCTGTGCCGTGCGAAGTGTCGGACTATGTATTCTCCGACATCAACCAAGCGCAGATCAGCAAAGCTTACGCCGTCAACAACTCACAGTTCGACGAAGTATGGTTCTTCTATCCATCGGCCTCAAGCCAAGAGAACAATCGCTATGTGATTTGGAACTACGTCCAGAACAACTGGTCGATTGGCTCTTTGGGCCGTTCTGCTGGTATCGACCGTGGCGTGTTCGCCAACCCGTTGATGGTAACGGACGACGGATATATCTACGATCACGAGATCGGGATGAACCACGGAACAGAAAGCGTATACGCCGAGACAGGGCCAGTGCAGATCGGGCAGGGGGACAACATCTTGTACATTAACGAGATGATCCCGGACGAACGCAACCAAGGTGAAGTGACTGCGACCTTCTCTTCCCGTTACTATCCAAACGGCGACGAGCAAACCTTCGGCCCGTACAGCTTAACGAACCCTACATCTGTCCGCTTCAACGGCCGACAAATACAGATGAAGGTAACGGCCACCAGCAACACTGATTGGCGGGTTGGGACGCAGCGGCTTAATGCTATACCGGGTGGGCGTCGATGAAACTAAAACTGCCCCCGCCTCCTGCGCAATACGATCCGCTATATGAGGCGCAGCGTAACCGCCTTATTGAGCAGGCGATGAATATGAAGTATACGATGGGCGAAGATGTGTTTATTCACCCGCCAGCTAAATTGATTTTGGTAGATGAGGACGGCCATCACGTCGAGATTTATGTTTCACATTCTGAACAAGTCAGAGCGCGGCATGTCTAATGGGCTGTCAATCTATTTTGTTTTGTGTTAATAACGAAGGATTAGGCGGCCAAACCGCACGGGGAATATAATGGCGATAACTACTACGCAAACTCAGGCGCTCAATCCTTTCATTCAGGATATTCTGGCGCGTAACTATGGAGCCGCACAGCAAGTCGCGGCTATTCCGTATCAGGCATATCAGGGGCCACGCGTCGCTGGTTTCCGCCCAGCCGAAGAGCAGGCGTTCCAGACGGCAATCGGGGCTGCGACCCAGCAAGTTGGGATGCCGCAACTTCAGCAAGCCACCCAAGTTGCAGAGCGCGCTGCCGGATATACTCCGCAGCAGTTTCAGCAAGATGTCTCCGGCTTCATGTCGCCGTTCCAGACCAACGTCATCGACGCCACGATGGCTCGACTGGCACAGAACCGCGCCGAGCGTGACGCTGCTACCAAGGCTCAGCTTGCTTCTTCGCGGGCATTCGGCAACGAACGTCGTGGTGTATATGAGGCGCAGCTTGCGGGCGAAGAAGATTTGAATACGGCTCAAACGCTGGCGAACCTGTACAGTCAGGGATACTCGCAAGCAGCCGGAATGGCGCAGAACCTTCCGGGCCAGCAGCTTGCGGGTGCGGCCGCTCTGTCCGGCTACGGCCAACAGGCGCTTGGCAATCAGCAGGCTTATGCTGCGATGCTTCAAGGTGCAGGCCAAGCACAGCGCGGCATGGCCCAGCAGAACCTTGATCTGGCTTACCGCGACTTCCTCGAACAGCGCGGCTTCCCACAGCAGCAGCTTCAAACACTGCTCATGGGTTCGCAGGGTCTTCCGTCTCCAATGACGCAGACGACAACTCAGCCCGGCCAGTCAACGCTCAGCCAAGTTGGTACGGCTGCGTCCACGATTGGTACTCTCCTCGATCTCTTCAAGAAGGGTTAATTAGATGGCAACCCCGATGGACAACCTGATGCGTTTGCTTGTTCCAAACCGCACTCCTCCGAGTGGCACGGCTATGCCTGCTATGGCTCCGTTAGCTGCTGCGCCTCAGCCCGCCGCACCAGTAGCGCCGCAGCTTTCGCCAACGGCAAAGTATATCCAAGACATGCAGGCTCTTATGAGCGGTGGCATCGGCCAGCTATCAACTGGCGAAAAGATCAGCGCGGTTGGTCAAGTACTTCAGGCCGCAGGTAGCCGTGGCGCTGCTGACCCGGCCGCTGTTCTTCAGAACGTGCGCAATCAGCAGATGCAAAAGCTGAACGCACAATATCAGATTGCACAGTCGCAGCAGAAGATGCAGCAAGAGCAGCAGAAGCGTGCGTTTATTACACAATATGCGTCTACGGTTCCGGAAGATAAGCGTGGATTGCTTGAGAACGCCGACCTCGACAAGGCTTTTGATATTGTTGAAAAGGAATTGACGGCTAAGAAGCAGCTATTCCAAATCGTTGACGGCCCAGCCGGTAACAAGGTAGCCGTGTTTTCTGACTTCAGCCGCGTTGAAACTGATTTCCCGAACAATCTCGAAACTGATCTCGTTGACCGTGGATCGCAGAAACTTCTTATCAATAAGGACACAGGCGAAGTAATCCAAGTTTACGAAAAAGATTTGTCGCCATCTGTTGTTGCCCGTCGCCGCAGTCCTTACTCACCGCCAAAACCCGCAGGCCGTGCTACGGATACTAAAAAGCCAGCCAAGAAAACGACCGCTGCGGTTGTCAGTCCGAATTTACTTGCCGCTATAACTAGTCGGTTAAACCAAGTTAACTAAGGAGCCTTCATGGCCGAGCAGAAGCCAAAGGGCGCACCAGTATTTCTGGAAATTCCTGCCACCGGGGAGACGATCACGCTTCCCGGCGTAACGTCGCTCAGCAGTGACGACGAACTTAAAGCGGCGGCTGATGCTTGGATTGCAAAGAATTACAAAGGCCCATTACTTGCAGCGCCTATTGTCGCACGCACGCCGGTAGAGGGCGAGAGTGTTGTCACGGCCAACCGGCAACCGGAACTAACCGCAGTTACACCGACTACAATTACGGGGGGTGTTTACGACGCACTCGCTTCTGGCGTTGCGAATGTAGCTGGGTTGCTTCCCGGTTTTGACGAACGTGGCGCTGTCCAATACGGCCAAGATGTAGTTCAAAATATTGAAAGCCTACTCGGCCTTCAGGCGATGGAACAAAGTATCGGTGACGTTTTAGTAGGTCGCGGAACAGCTAGTGATTACGCAATAGCTGGGCTTACCGTCGCGCCGTTTGCCGCTAGGCCAATCGCGGCAGGTGTCCGTCGTATTGCACCAGAAACTAGTGCGGCTCTCGGCCGGTTGGCTACTGGCCCTGTCGCAGTTCCAGAAGCGGCACTCTCCCCTGAGATGGCCGCAGTTGCTAGGCCCGTTACTCCGGCTCCTGCCGCGCCAAGCACACGGCCAAGGGCGCAGGCTGTTGAGTTGCCGGAAGCCCCCGTGGCCGCAGCAGCAATCCCTGAAGCAGCAATCCCTGAAGCTGCGGTAGCACCGACGCCTGTGCGCGCAGAACCACAATCTGTACTGGAACAAGCCGCCGCGTCGATTGAGACACCTCCTATTGTAACTCCGGAACGTGCGGGCAATCTTAACCTTACTAAATTTGATAAGCCAGCCGACGTTAAGACTTTCCTCGACGACGTTGCAAAAGCCAACAACAATTTTGTTGAGGCCCGTCGCGGCGTCATGCCCATTTCTGAGATTAACAAGAAGGCAGAAGAAATTGATCTTCAGTCTATCCTTGGCCGTAAAGTAGGGATGGCGTTGAACGCGGAACAGCTTCAGGCTGCGCGTAGCGTTCTTAACCAAACCGCTGATGATGTCTTTATCAAGGTCAAAGACTGGTCCGCGTCCGGAGCCGATCCCACAAAGGCTGATGAAGCACTTGACCTTATCGCCACGCACATGGCGTTTCAGGAAAACCTAGCCGGAGCAACAGCAGAAGCAGGGCGCGCTCTGCGTATTCTGCGGGAGCAGCCGAGCAGCGGTCGTTCGCTGGCGCTGCGGCAGCTTATGGAAGAACGCGCCAAAGGCGTTCCTGCTGAGACAATTCTTGAACGCATCTCGACGCTCGATAGCCCAGAACAAGTTGCGGCGTTTGTCGGTAAGATTAGCAAGCCTAACTTCCGCGCTAAGTTTGAAGAGTACTACATCAACGCGCTTCTTTCCGGGCCGCAAACGCAGTCGATCAACATTGCGTCCAACGCTTTGACAACCCTTTCCGCACCAGTTGAGAAGGCTATTGAAGCAGGCATCGGCGCGGCTCTGCGTACACCGGATCGTGTTACTTTCCGAGAAGTAGGTGCGCGCATTGCCGGAATGGGTCAAGGTGCAGTCGATGGGTTACGGTTGGCCCGACAGGCGTTCATGACAGGTGAAGCGCCTAGTGCGGTTACTGCGTTGGAAACACGGGCTAATGCTATCAGCGGTTTGAAAGGCGAGATTGTCCGCCTTCCATCTCGTTTCCTTATGACGCAAGATGAGTTTTTCAAAGCCATTCACACACGCGGCGAAGTTGCAGCGCAGGCGTATAAGAAGGCGCTTGATCTTAGTCAGGGCAATAAGGAAAAATTCAGCGAACTCTACAACGAGTTCTTAAATAATCCAACCGAAGCAATGACTAAGGCTGCGCGGCGCGAAGCCGATTACCGCACGTTTCAGGCGGAACTTGGTCGTCCCGGTAAGTTCGTGCAACGCGCCACAAATGAATTTTTCTTAGCGCGGTATATTCTTCCGTTCGTAAAGACGCCGTTTAACTTAATTAAATATGCGTCGGAACGGTCCCCGCTCCCGATCATATCAGATCGTTGGCGCGCCGAGATTATGGCTGGCGGTAGACAGCGTAATGAAGCACTGGCTAAACTAACTCTTGGAACCAGCATTGCAGGGGCGATTGCTGTTCAGGCGCTAGAGGGCAGAGTTACTGGCTCCGGCCCAACCGATCCGGAAGAGCGTGCGGCTCTTATGGCGACTGGATGGCAGCCGTATAGCTTTAAGATCAATGATACATATTATCCGTATGGCCGTCTCGATCCATTCGGTACGCCCATCGGTGTGGTCGCCGATCTCGTTACGATGAAAGATTACATGACGGACGAGGAATATGAGAAGGCAGCGGCCCTCATTCCTTTTTCTGTAGCTACAAATCTTGCGGAGAAGACATACCTTCAAGGCGCGACCAATCTATTTGAGGCGTTGTTCTCGCGGGATACATCCCCGCAACGGATTGAAAGTTATTTCCGTAACGCCGCAGCCGGACTTATACCTAACATTGCGCGACAGACAGCTAACGCTCTCGATCCGCAACTGCGCGAAGCCGACAGTATAATCAAGGAAGCACAGAACCGAGTCCCAATTCTTCGTGGCAATGGTTTCTCCTTATTGGGTAAGGACTTTGCGTTCGATGCGGTTCCTGAACGTATAGATGTGTGGGGCGATCCCGTATCTCGTACTGGCTTTACACCTATGCCTGCTGGGCAACCTGTCGGCGAACAACTTACTGGGTTTGTTCGCAATATTGTCGCGCCTGTCAAAACGTCAACGGTTACGACTGATCCTGTAAAGAAAGAAGTTGCCCGTCTTCAGCTTGGTCTTGAGCGGCCAGATAAGAAGGTATCGCTGGCGGTTGATGTGGGCCAAGAAAAACCTGTTAAGTTTGAGATTGAACTTACAGATCGTGAGCGCCGCCAATTTACATTTGCTTCTGGCATTCTTGCAAAGGCGCTTGTCGAGCAGGATATCAAATCGCCGGAGTGGAAGAACCTTACGGAAGATGAGCGCCGCGAAAAGATCAAGGATCGCCTGTCGTTTGCACGCAAAGCATTCCGCTCGACTATCGGTACTCGCGCTCTCGAACGCTACATGGCGGAGAACGAAGGTTTGCCAAAGATTAAACCATAGGTGAAGTAATGGCCAAGAAGAGTAGCGTTAAAGATATGAAATGGACGCCGCAGCCGAAAGCTAAACGTCGCCACAAACCCGACGGGCTTCGCCATCGTAAGTCTTTGGGGCCACGCAGTCACTTGCGAACTAGCTTCTAATACTATACACACCGCCCATGAAGTTCATGGGCATTGATCCCGGCGCGTTCGGGGCTGTCGCTATTCTGGATAAGGATAGCCGAGAACTTGTCATCATCGACATGCCTACCTTAAAGGTCAAGCGCGGGCCGCGTGTCGTCAATCAGGTTGACGCGCACATGCTGGCCGATGCTTTGCGCGGTCACGTCACCGCCGATACTTCCGCTCTTATCGAGAAGGTTCACGCCATGCCCGGCCAAGGTGTGTCTTCCATGTTCAGCTTCGGCCGGGCAGCGGGTATCGTCGAAGGCGTGCTTGCTGGCCTGTCTGTATCTTTTGAGTTGATACCGCCTGCGACTTGGATTAAGTCTATGCGTACGTTCGGAGGAAAGGACGGCAGTCGTCAGCGGGCACAAGAGTTGTTCCCGGATTACGCCCATCTCTTCGCACGGAAAAAGGACGACGGCCGGGCCGAAGCTGCGCTTCTCGCCTGTTACGCCGCTGAGAGGGAACAACATGAACCACCTATTCGATTACCAAAAAGTCGGCGCAGACTTTCTTTGTAAGAACCCCGCCGCATTCCTTGCTGATGAGCAGGGCCTTGGAAAAACACTTCAAGTTATTGCAGCGTGTGATACACTCGGCCTGACAAAGATCGTCGTGATCTGCCCGGCCATCGCCAAGATTAACTGGCGTCGTGAGTTCGAGCGATGGGGAACTGTCGAGCGCGAAGTCAAGGTGTTCAGCTACGATAAGATTACCCAATCGAAGGAGGTCCGCAATGAAATCGCAAAGTTTGAGCCAGACGTTCTTGTCTTGGATGAAGCGCATTATCTCAAGAACCGTACTGCTAAGCGCACAAAGTATCTATATGGTCAGTACTGTCGCGGCGATGGCCTTGTTCGTTTCGCTGATCGTGTTTGGCTTCTTAGTGGTACTCCCATTCCTAACAACGTCAGTGATTTCTGGACACATCTCAAAGCGATTTGGCAGTACCCTTTAAACTTCGCCGACTTTACGATGTATTTCTGCAAGACTTGGAGTGGCCAGTTCGGTCTTCAGGTTCTTGGCAATAAGACCGAACGCATGGCTGAGTTCAAGACCGTGCTGAAAGCAATCATGCTGCGCCGTAAAGGCGAGGTTGTGCTGAAAGATTTGCCGCCGATCTGGTGGCAAGACGCGCCGGTCGAGATTGATAACTGGAACGATAGGAAACACATCGACGATCCACGCCAAGCCGAAGCGGTCGATATGATCCTCGCGCATTCGCTGACAAATCAAGACTTGTCTACCGAGATCGAGAGCATCGCACCTCACATCGCGTCACTGCGTCGGCTAACAGGTGTGGCCAAGGCAGCGCCCATCGCCACACAGATAGCGGGCGAGTTGGCTGATGATGCTTACGACAAGATCGTAATCTTCGCCTACCACACCGACGCAATCCAGACGCTTTACGATAGGCTGAAAGATTTCAGCCCGGTGGTGGTTGCAGGCGGTATGCCGACAGCCGACCGTCAAGCGGCGATTGACAACTTCCAGACCGACCCGAAGGTGCGCGTCTTCATCGGCCAAATCACGGCGTGTTCCACAGCAATCACATTGACGGCTGCAAATCAGGTGGCGTTCGTAGAAATGGATTGGGTTCCGGCGGTGAACGCGCAGGCGGCTAAGCGTTGCCATCGCATCGGCCAGACAAAGCCCGTCATCGTGCGGACGTTTGGCCTTGTCAATTCTGTTGATGAGATTGTGGCTAAGACCCTAGCCAAAAAAGCGCAGATGATATCCGAGGCGTTAGATTAAGGAAGGCTGGGGCGACTTCCATACTCCCCAGCCTTCCCTTTTACTTAACTCATAATAGGTCGTCTAAGTCCGAGATGTCTGCGGACGGACGCTCCGTTGCAGTGAACTCGTCAGCAGCGGACAGACGGCCGTCCATACGTTGACCGTCACCCACCTTTTGAAGATTGCCCAGAGAGAACGCAACGCCGTTGTTGCCGTTCACGCTGTACGCATATGCGCGCAGCGAGGCACGGACCTTCGCACCGGGGTAGATTTCTTTAGGGTCTGTAATCGGAGCGGGCTTGCCGTTCTCGCCAGCAAACTTGCTGACAACACCGGGGGCCTGCTTCGACTTGACGTTCATGAAGACCGAGCCTTCTGGATAGCCCTTCTCTTCGCCGTCGTTGCGGAAAGGCATACGGATTTTGCCGCCTTCCATCAACGATTTAGTCTTGTCTCCCCACTTCTCCTTGGCCACAGCAGCGGCCGTCGCCTTGAGTTCGGACATGTCAGTGCCGTCAGGGAATACAAGGCAGCAAGAATAAACTGGCTCGCTTGCACCCGGAGGTGTCTGCGGTTCGAACACATGCGGATAAGAGATGATTGCTTCTGGTGTAATAACTTTTGACATCGGTAATTCCTTATTCAACGGTGAAATCGTCTGCCGCCAACGAGGCGACAGCCGGGCGGTTATCTGTATCAGCGACCATTGATGTGCCGGATGATACAGCTATGACGAGCGATGCGGGCAGGTTCTTCTTGCCCACGACACGCTCGATCTGCGGTGGCGACTTCAACTTCTTTTCATAGATGTCGTCGTCATCGAGACCTTCTTCTGTGGCCCAAGCCACAAACTCTTCTTCAACACGCCAGCGGCGGGTCGGTCGTTTTTCCACCAGCTTGTAGCCGGGAAGCGCCCCACCCGTTTCCAACAAAGTATTGGCGTGGCGGCGCAAAGACTTGATCCACTCTTCAATCAGCGGAACCCTTTGCAGATAGTCCGCAACTTCCTGTGGAGATAGGTCATTGACGGTTCGTACTGTACCGAACTCGTCTTGTGCAACCTCAAGGGCGTTGTTGCGCAGGGCCGAACAGGTTCCTGCTGCCAGACAAAACTTGCAGTGATCGCCAGAGATGCGCGGTGCATCCGGCTTTAAGGCTGCGTGCGCTGCGTCAATAAGTTCTGTGCCGTAGTCCAATATGTCGTCACGGCTGTAGCTGTACTCCCGCACTGGCCCATCGGGGTGCATGGCGCGTGGTTGTATAACGACCGTTATAACTTTATTGACCGGAGCCTTCTCGCCAATCTCCAATATGCCTCCGAGCGCATAATATTTAAGCTGCTCGTTGTCCGCGACTTCGACCGCAACGCCTTGGCCATGCTTATAGTCAATGACGTAAAGCGTTCCGCTCTCTTTGCCGTAGATGATGCAGTCGGCCGTGCCGAACATCGGCATGGGCGGATCAAGTTTGTCGAGGCTGAAGCGTTTCTCATAGCGGCAAATGCTTGGTTCCGATGCGGCCACATCTCGGATGTAGTCAATGTAGACCTGCACCGCA